AGCTTGATACAATTGATCGTTAGTTGCAGTTCTTGAAAATAAAGGTAGGTAGTGGCAATAATCGCTGTACCAAGCTTTTCTAAAACCAATTAAATTATAAGCAGTACAAAATTCAAATTGTGCTGACCTTAAATTTGTATAACCAGCATCAAAAGAAATTCTTCTGCTACCTATTTTTTTGATTTGAACTATTTTACCAGCAGAAGTTCCATACTCCATTCCTGTGTAAGAATCTAAAAGAACATAATCACCAACTTTTAATTCTATGTTGTATTTGTCTTTAGTCATTTTACTCTCCTCTATATTAGTTATCATTTAATTATAACTAAGTTTACACTCAGATTAATTGACTTGCAACCAGTCATTTGACTATATTTACCAGTCATTTTACACATGGCTACTTTGAATATAAAAAAGATATGCAATCCATCGGTATAGATTCGGTATAATTTTTTAGAAAAGTTTTTATTTTTCCTTATAAAACCGAATAGTACAGATACAAAAAAAGAGCCGAAAAGAATCTTGCGATCCAATTCGGCTATGTATATAAGGTTTTTTAAAATGCCCTTGTAGCTCAGTTGGTAGAGCAATTGATTTGTAATCAATTAAACCCCCAAGATAAACTAACAATACTTAGGCTTTTAAAAAAAAGTATAATGAAAGTATAATTTTTATATTTGTAATTATCTCTAAACATAAACTTCATGTTAAGTAAACGATAACACATTATAAACTTTATACCACTTAAAATATTTTACCCACCACTATCCCTAAAAGTCAAATGACTCTCATCTGATCTAAAAAGATCAAACCTATTCTGTTATTTTCTTTTTGTTTTTTTTACTTTCTTAGCAGTCTTAGCTGCCTTTTTAAAATTAGCTGCTGTTGGTGATCCTTTAGTTCCTGGCTTTCTCATTCGTTCACCAGAACCAGCTTTGATTCTTTTTCTTTTAGCATGGATATTTGCGTATAATCCTTTTCGTTTTGCCATAACTATTTGTCCTTTTCTATTAGTTTTTTGTAATCATCTTTTTTCATACAATCATAATGAGCTTTATCTCCACCATAAAAAGCTACGAAAGATTCTGAGTTAGTCATTGGAGCCTGGCAGTACCTACATTTTCCTATGTCAATTACTAATATGCTTGGCTTATTCCAAAGTTTCTTGGCCACTAACAATCCCACTTTCTAAGTGCTTTATTAATTCTACTGTTAGGATCTCTAGCTGTTTTTTTAGAAGTTAATTTCTTCTTCATGCCTAACATTCTGGCACAAAAAGATTTTCTTCTTTTGCTTGTCTTAGATTTTGTTGGTGCTTTAAGATTAGAATTATTTGCTCTGTTGTAAGCAGCTCTACCTTTAGCATTAAGTCCACCAGACTTTGATTGTCCAGCTTTCTTTGTCCAAACTTTACTTGCCATTATACTCCTTGAGCTTTCTGACAACCAAACTTAATATAAAGACCAAGTTTATTTACTTGTTCTTGACCAAGTTCAATTGTTTGTTCTAGTGATTTTTTATAGCCATCAACCATACAAGTGTAACTATCTTCGTATGCAATTTGATAGGTTATTGGTGGCATACAACTATTTTGAATTGAACTACATAAAACCATAACTAAAACAATATTCATTCATTATCTTTCTTATTAATTTTATCTAATTTATCTTCTAGCTCTGTAATTTTTTTATTTGCTGAATCTAAATCTTGTTGTGAGTGCTCTAGTTTTTGTAGGCATCTTTTGTTTGCTGAGTCCTTAGATTTACCAGCATCTTGTAGCTCAGCTACTTCTTGTTTTAGAATACGAACTTGCTCTTTATATTCGTTAATCAGTTCTAGGTTTTCTGACATGAATTATTTTTTGTTGTTCCTAAAAACTTGAGTTCCCTTAATTCCAAAAATTGAAGCCACTACCAAAATCCAGAGATTTGAAAACCATGATGGAAGTGCTGCAAAATGTTCAAAGAAAATATTAACCTTGTCCATAGCTTGTGGATCATCTGACCATACTGCCCAAGCCAAAATTATTATTGGGAAACTTAGAATTAAAAGACAGAACTCATCCTTGTAATCATTCTGTCTAGCTTCTAATAACTTACCTTGATACTCAGTTTCGCCTTTTGCCATCTTAGTGGCTGCCATGTGCTGAGCATCTGCCATAGCCATTTTAGTTTCTTGTTTCTTTTTATAGATATGAGTACCAGCATTTAAAGCTAGTTTGACTGCACTTAACCACATAATGTTCTCCTATAATTTTGCTGATTGCATTTTTTTAGAAAGTTTATTTGCTCTGTTAGGTGTTTGCTTTGCCCATAAAGAGTCTAGCATTTGGAAACTTGCTTCTCCATAATCTTCATTATCAAGAGCTTTCCACATATTCTTAAACTTTGAAACTCCACCCTCACCAATTTGATACACCATATTAATTATAACTTCTTTAGCTGTATTGTTTATTGGTCTGTCAGCTATTAATCTTTCTGCTGCATCTAATGTTCTTTGAAAGTCTTTTTCAAAAACTACTTCACCCTCATCTTTTGTGTATTCTACATCATGTTCATAATCATCTTCTGGTGTTACTTTATGACCATAGAATATAGTATCAAAACCCTCTGAACATTTATAAATCTTATTTACATAACCCTCACAGGCTTTTATTTCATCTTTTACTTCTTCGTACATTTACATACCTCACAAATACAAATATCGTTATCCCAATGATGTGTGTGCAATTCCTGTTTACAATGGCATTTACAATTACAATCTTTACACTTTCTTTTTTTTCGTTTTTTATTCTTTAGTTCTTGACCAACATCAAAAGTTAAAACATCTTCAACTTTTTTTGTCATGCTATCAAGCCAACCAAAAAATTTGTAAATTAATTTGTCTATCATTTACTTAGCCTATCCATGTGGGAGTAAATACGACCAATAACTTTATCTAAATCCATTAGTTCTTGCTTAATCATCATTACGATTGCTTGTAATTCTACAACTGTAATAACAACCCAACTTGATATGCCTAATAAGATTGTGCCTAGTAAAGGCATTATCCAATTATTATTTTTCATTTAATACTCTTAATCATTTCTTTGTATGGATTAACTTTATCTCTTGTTTCAAAAGGTTTAGTTCCATTACAATAAGCTATTAGCTCTGCAAATTGAGGTAGAGGTTCAGAAGTTCTTATACCCTTACAAACTTTATATAATTCTATTTGTTGTTTTAAAGTTTCGTTTTGGGTTCTAATTCTATTTTGTTCATCACAATGTTTTTTAGATATACCTAAATATTTTCTAAAATTTAATCTTAGTTCATGGCTATTATTATCATAATCATTACTGATGCTATTTGTTCTATGGTCGTTTTCTCTTTTAGAGATACTTAAATCAACATCTCCATATCTACATTCATTACTACCATTATTTAAATACTCATTTCTTGCATGACCTGGTTTTACAAATATTACTAATAATAAAAATAGGATTATTAACATCCCTGTGAAATAATAATTCATTGTTAAGCTCCATAATTACCTTGATAAATCTCTTACTTCCCATTCAAGATCAGATAACTGACCACCCATGATTTCCATAATAGATTTACTTGTTTCAATAACACCATAGATATTTGAAATATCTTGATTACTTTTTTTAATAACTTCGTTTTGCTCATTTATTTTGTCTTGCAAAATAAACATGGCTTCTTTATTTGAATTAATTGTATTAGTTAAATTAAGAACATACTTAATCCCTGTAAAGCTACCAACTACGATAGATGCTACTACTGGTATTACAACAATGTTTGATTTTAATTTGTCTGCTATATTCATAATTAATTTCCATGATCTACCATCAGTAGTTCAATACCCATTTGTTTTTGTAATTTTGTTCTTGATCTGCCAATTCTTTGAATTGTGCCATCTTTATTTCTTTTAGTTCTATAGGTGTTTGTCTTAACATCTATCAATCTAATAGTTTGTCCATCATGGCTAACTGCCACCAAATCAAATGGACATTGTGGATCAC